AATTAAAAAACGATAAAGATGTTGTGCTTGCTGCTGTAAAAAAGTATGGTTATGCATTTAAACATGCCAGTGCTTATTTAAAAAAAGATAAAAAGTTTGTATTTGAAGCGGTCAAAGAGAATGCTAAATCACTTTTTTTTGCCCCAAGCTTTAATAACGATAAGCAATTTGTACGCGCTGCTGTAAAGCAGAATGCCGAGGCAATTGAACACGCATGTTATTTCTTACAAAAAGATAAAGATTTTTTACGTACCCTTGTGAAACAAAATCGTGAGGTTCTTAACTACCTTAATGATGATTATGAGTTTATTTTCAGATGATAATATATGATGATAAAGAAAAAGCAATTGCCGCTGTGAAACAGAATCCTTGGGTACTTCCATACATTAGTGACGACCTAAAAAACGATAAAGAGGTTGTCCTTGCTGCTGTAAAAGAAAACGGTTGGACACTTCAATGCGCCAGTGATGAACTAAGAAACAATTTAGAGGTTGTACTTGCTGCTGTGAAACAGAATTGGATGTCACTTAACTACGCCAGTGATGAGCTAAAAAATGATAAAGAAGTTGTCATTGCTGCTGTAAAACAGAACGGTTGGGCACTTGAATTCGCCAGTGATGAGCTAAAAAATGATAAAGAAGTTGTCCTTGCCGCTGTGAAAGAGAATGGTTTTGCACTTCATTACGTTAGTGAAGAACTAAAAAACAATAAAGAGGTTGTCATTGCCGCTGTAAAAGAGAATGTATATGCACTTCAATGCGCAAGTAAAGAACTTCAAGGAAGTTTAAGGAGTTTTAATAATGAGAATATATAATGATAAAGAAAAAGCAATTGCAGCTGTAAAAGAGGATGGTGGTAGACTTCAATACGCCAGTTATGAACTAAGAAACGACAAAGAGGTTGTCCTTGCCGCTGTGAAACAGGATGGTTTGGCACTTTTTTTTGCCAGTGACGACCTAAAAAACAATAAAGATGTTGTCCTTGCCGCTGTGAAACAGGAGGGTTTTGCACTTCAACGCGCTAGTTATGAACTAAAAAACAATAAAGATGTTGTCCTTGCCGCTGTGAAACAGGAGGGTTTTGCACTTGAATACGCCAGTGACGACCTAAGAAACGATAAAGAGGTTGTCCTTGCCGCTGTGAAAGAGCGTGGTTCTGCACTTCAATACGCCAGTGACGACCTAAGAAACAATAAAGAGGTTGTCCTTGCCGCTGTGAATCAGAATGGTTGGGCACTTCGATACGCTAGTGAAGAACTTCAAGAAAGTTTAAGGAGATTTAATAATGATAATATATAATGATAAAGAAAAAGCAATTGCAGCTGTAAAAGAGGATGGTGGTAGACTTCAATACGCCAGTGATGACCTAAAAAACAATAAAGAGGTTGTCCTTGCCGCTGTGAATCAGTATGGTGGTGCACTTCGATTCGCCAGTGAAGAACTAAGAAACGACAAAGAGTTTGTCCTTGCCGCTGTAAAACAGAATTGTGATGCAATTCAATACGCCAGTTATGAACTAAGAAATGATAAAGAGTTTATCCTTGCTGCTGTGAAAAAGAGTGGTTGGGCACTTGAATTCGCCAGTGCCGACCTAAGTAACAATAAAGAGGTTGTCCTTGCCGCTGTGAAAGAGCATGGCTGGGTACTTCAATTCGCTAGTGACGACCTAAGAAACAATCCAGAGGTTGTCCTTGCCGCTGTGAAAGAGCGTGCTTCTGCACTTTATTGCGCCAGTGACGACCTAAGAAACGATAAAGAGTTTGTCCTTTCCGCTGTGAAAGAGCGTGCTTCTGCACTTTATTGCGCCAGTGACGACCTAAGAAACGATAAAGAGTTTGTCATTGCCGCTGTGAAACAGAATGGTGATGCACTTCAATACGCTAGTGAAGAACTTCAAGAAAGTTTAAGGAGATTTAATAATGAGAATATATGATGATAAAGAAAAAGCAATTGCCGCTGTGAAAGAGAATGGTTGGGCGCTTGAATACGCTAGTGCCGAACTAAGAAACGATAAAGAGGTTGTACTTTATGCTGTGAAACAGGATGGTTGGGCACTTCAATACGCTAGTGATAAGCTAAAAAACGATAAAGAGGTTGTACTTGTAGCTGTGAATCTAGATTATGAGAAAGTTTTAGACTGTGAGTGCAATTATTCGGTACTTAAATGGGCTAGTTGGGAACTAAGAAATGATAAAGAAGTTGTTTTAGCTGCTGTGAAAGAGAATGTATATGCACTTCAATGCGCAAGTGACGACCTAAGAAAGGATAAAGAGGTTGTCCTTGCCGCTGTGAAAAAGAATGGTTCTACACTTCAATACGCTAGTGACGACCTAAGAACCGATAAAGAGTTTGTCCTTGCCGCTGTGAAAAAGAGTGGTTTTGCACTTCAATTCGCCAGTGATGAATTAAAAAACAATAAAGATGTTGTACTTTATGCTGTGAAACAGGATGGTTGGGCACTTCAATACGCTAGTGACGACCTAAGAAACAATTCAGATGTTGTCCTTGCCGCTGTGAATCAGAGTGGTTTGGCACTTCAATACGCCAGTGATAAGATAAAAAATGATAAAGAGGTTGTCCTTGCTGCTGTGAAACAAGATGGTTTTGCACTTCACTACGCCAGTGACGACCTAAGAAACAATTCAGATGTTGTCCTTGCCGCTGTGAAAAAGGATGGTGATGCACTTAAATACGCTAGTGAAGGAATTAAAAAAAGTTTAGGGTTTTTTTCACAATATAAAAATTGATAAGGATCTTATAGGGAGTATGTGATGAGTTTTTTTCAAGCAGATTTTAATTGGGGCCAATATTTTTTCGAATCAGTTTTTGGATTTATTATAGCTATTGGTTTGATATATCTTTCATTATTTTTAATAAAAATTATTTTAGATATAATTCTTTATATTATTGAATAATCTATGAATAATTTAATACATTTAAGAAATAAATTATTAAAATATAAACAATATAGAAATGAAAACATGCTTGATTTCATGCAATGGGAAAAGTATGAAAAACAATTCAAGATGCGTAATACTATAATTGATCGCATAAAATATGGCGGTGAAAAAAAAATATTTGTTACATTTGGCGGTAACAGATCGGGAAAAACTGAATTAGGTGCCGGTGTTGTCGCACAAATTCTTGAAGAAGTGCCTAATATACAAATTATGTGCGCAACAGTTGATTATAAATTAAGTGTACAAGTTCAACAGGCCAAAATAAATAAATTAATTAAAAAAAGTGAAGTAGACTACGGAAAATATAATCCAATTAGAGGTTATAATAATGATATTCTTTTAATGAAAAATGGTGCTAAATCAATATTTAGATCATATCAACAAGGTAGGGAAGCAATTCAAGGTATGGATCTTGATTTAATTTGGTTAGATGAGGAATGTCCCTGGGACTTTTACCAAGAATCACTAGCTAGAACAACAGATAGAGATGGTGTTGTTATGTTTACATTTACATCGCTTAGTGGGTTTACAAGGTTAGTCAATTTTTTATGGGAATCAAATAACAAGCTAGTTGAAACAACTGTTTTAAGCATACTTGATAACCCTTTTATTTCAGAACAAGCAAAAGAAAATTATTTAACAACCGTTGACCCCGATGAATATGAAAGTCGGGTATTAGGTAAACCGCATTTATCACAAGGGTTAGTTTATAAAGAATTTGGAGAAATTAATAAGGTAGATAGATTTAATTATAAAAGAATGATTAAAGATAATCCTGGTAGATATGAGTTGCATGAGGGCGTCGACCCCCACGAAAAAACTTGTCATCATTGGTGTCGATTTTTATATGATCATCAAGAAGATACAATATATGTTGTTGAAGAACTTAAAGCACCTGTAGAATCAATGATTATTGCCGATTATGCTAGGATGATTATAACTAAAAGAGATGGTCTAAAGCCTTTATTTTGTCAGATAGATACATCATCACAGAAACCAGATGTTATATTTAGACATCCAGATGAAGATCAAGAAAACAATCATACGATTCGCTTGGAATTTCAAAGAAATGGTATTGATACTATACTTTGTGCGAAAGACAATGCAATGGGTATAAATGCTGTTAAGAAACGTATCAAAGTCGTCAAAACTATATCAGGTGAGGTTAAACGAAAACCTAAGTTATATGTGTTTAATGACTTAACTGGGGTGCTTTGGGAATTTAGTCGATATAGTTGGGATACTTATGCAACGGCTAAAATGCAAGATAAAAAAGAAATGATTAACAAACCATTAAAAAAAGATGATCACTTTATGGATATAATAAAATATGAATGTATTAAAATGGAGCGACAAGAAATAGAATCACCTGAATGGATTGATGATCGTAAGTATGGGGCTATGGGTTATTAATAGTTGACAATTATTAACTCATGATTCATAATATAATCATGAAAAAAATAATAGCAAATAAAAATGAAATATTTAAAAAATGCACAATACCAAGGCAATTAGAGCAAGAGTTTGAATCTGTATTAATTCAAGATAATTTTTCATATTTAAATAATAACTTTAGGTATCCATATCCAGGGGAAAGACTAGATATAGATTCACCACATTTTGTTTCTTATGGTTTTGGTATAAAAGCAAAAACAAAGCCATCTATTGCTATAAAAAGTATTTTTCAAAATATAACACACGGGAAAATAGACTGTGAAAGAGCTGTTTTAATTACTAAGTATAATGAAATTTTAAGAAACATAGGTGATGAATCATTTGATAATTTATTTAAAAGTAACCCATTAAGAATAACGTCATCATTACCATTTTATAATTACCCTAGAGCATTTAAAGGTATAAAGGTTGATATGATAGATTCATGTGATGAATTAATTATTGGTGATTGGCTATATTTAGAAAACGATCAAAATAAATTAGATGATAATGATAAATTTTTATTTAGTGGTGAGCATGTAATAGTTATTGGATTGAAAAAATACAAAAAAACAAATAATGAAGAAAATATAGTGTTAATGGGTTTTACTGCAAACTCTAATTATGAAAAGATGAGTTATTCTGAATGGAATAAAGAAATATTCAAAGGAAATTTAAAAGGTTTTTTTAAAAAAGACAATAAAATAGTTGTCCGTAGAATAGACAGAGAACTGTTACAATATTAATTATTTATGTTCAAATCAATAAATAATATCTATTGACTTTTTTTTACAGATATGTATACTAACCGGTATATATGGCAAGCGAAAATAAGAGTATAAATGAAAAAAATAATGTTGAAGATAACAAGGATCGTGAAGCATTAGATTTTTTTGGATCTCTTAAATCTGGATATCAAAATGATCGTCAAGTCTGGGAAGAGCGATGGAAACAAGCTCGTGCCGCTGTTTACATGAATGATAATCTTGATGAAGTTTATTCCGGTAGAGCAAATATCAAGTCACCAATAATGTTAATAAAGGTTAATGGTTTAGCTGCTAGAATAGCTCGTATTTTATTTAATACTTATCCTATTGGTAGGGTCGAGGAAAAATTAGCAAATAAAGTTGATGGCGATATTACGCAATTACATAATGATTATATTTTTACTCACCAATTAGATCAAATTGGTTATAAAGAATCGCAAAAACAATTAATAAGAGAAAAGACAATTTTAGGAACGTCTGTCGGAAAAGTTACACAAGAATTTGAAGAAACAGAATTGCAATTTGATGAAGATTTGGAGCCTAAAACAGTTACTGTCAAAGACGATACGTATTTAAGACCAATTTTACTCGAAGAATTTTACAGTGATGTTAATAAGTCTGATATACAAGATAGCCAAGCATGTATCCACTCGACTACTATAAGCATGCAAAGTTTATTATCAGATGAAAAACGACGAGAAACTCGTACGTTTGAATTGTTAGATCCTGAAACTGAGGAAGTTATAGGGGTAGAGGAAGAATCTATAGAAACAGGTGTGTATAAAAATCTTAATTTATTGCAATTAGATGGAAATAATATAACACAAGAGCAGGAAGAATATGCTCAATATATGAATTGGTCACAAAAATCTACCAGAGCATTTCAAAAAAGTTTAAAAGAAATTAGAAAAACAGGTTTTGTCGAAATTGATGAATGTTATGGATTATTTGATTTAAATGGCGATGGCAATATGGAAGAAGTCATCTGCACTATTGCCGCCGGTAAAATAGTTATTCGATTAGAACCGTCACCATTTAAACATAAAAGATATACTAGACCGTTTATTGTTGGTAAATATTTGCCAATTCAAAATTGTCTTTATGGA